AAGCTTATGATATCTTATCAGAGCTTTATGCTGAAGATAAGGCTAAAGATAGGTTTAGTGAGCTGGATTTTCTCCAGTTTTTAGGGGCTCTAGATAATAAGTATCTAGAAGAAAAGTTCCTATTTTCTAAAAAAGATGATCCTGGTTATTATGCTAAGGGAGGGAAACTTCTTGGGGATACATATGGTAGAGATGCTGAACAGCTAAAATTAAGTGCTTATAATTTCTATAGCGATAGAAGAGATAGGGCTAATGTCTCCATTAAAGCTCCTGAAGCAGAAAGCTATTAGTGGCTAAACCTAGTATATCAGATACATTAAGGACTACTAAGATAAATCTTATAGATTATCTTGGTAAAGATCTATACAGTATATTAGAAAGTGGTCGGATAGAAACAGATGCTCCTTTCGGCTTTAAATCTAAGTTTGATTTCCGTAGAAAGAATCTAAACCTTCAGAAAAAAATTGGTGATGACTATAGATTTGATTTTGATATAAATAAAAGATCTCCATATGGCGGACATAGAGATCTTATAAGATTAGGTGTAACAAAAGAATTTTAATGGCAAATATTAACACCCATAATATATCACAAGCAGAAGATGAATTAAGGTTGGCTCATAAGGATCTGATAGCTTTTGGGAAACTTTTTCTTCCTGATGACTTTGAAAGATCAGAGACACCCTTCTTTCATTATGAAGTGGCAGATGCTTTACAGAATGAAGATCTTAGACAGCTTGCAATTATCCTTCCAAGGGGTCACGGCAAGACCGTTCTTACCAAATGCAATATAATGCATGACTTCTGTTTCACGAAGGAACCACTTTTTTATGGGTGGGTAGCTGCAAGCTCTAAGATCTCTGTACCAAATTTGGATTATATAAAGTATCATATTGAATATAATGATAAAATACGTTATTACTTTGGAGATTTAAAGGGAAGGAAATGGACTGAAGATGATATCGAGCTTAAAAACGGCACTAAACTCATTTCTAAGAGCAATCTTTCTGGTATTCGTGGTGGTGCCAAGCTTCATAAAAGGTATGATCTTATTGTACTGGATGATTTTGAGGACGAGAACAACACTATTACTCCTGAATCTAGGGCGAAGATTTCCAATCTTGTTACGGCTGTTGTCTTTCCTGCACTCGAACCAAAGACAGGACGACTCAGAATAAATGGTACTCCGGTACACTATGATAGCTTTATTCAGAAAATTTTAACAGGATATGAACAGGCTGCTAAGGAGGAGGAGGATTATTCTTGGAAGGTAATCACATATAAAGCCTTACAAGATGATGATACTACTCTCTGGCCATCATGGTTTGGCCATAAGGAGATGGAGAGAAAGAAGAAGTTTTATGCCGATAGCGGTACACCACAGAAGTTCTATCAAGAATATATGATGGAGGTACAAAGTGAAGCTGATTCAATTTTTAATAGGGATCATATTAAGTATTGGGATGGTACTTTTACTAAAGATGATGATACAGGTCTTACTTACGTTATTCCCGATGGAGATGACCCTAAGCCCTGTAACCTTTTTGTAGGGGTAGATCCTGCTACAGATAGTGCTAGGAGAAATAGTGATTATAGTGTTATTATTGTGATAGCGGTCACAGCAGATAATAACATTTATGTGATTGATTATATTAGAAACAGGACTTTACCAGTACTTGGAGTACCTGGAACAGACAATAAGGGGATAGTGGATTATATCTTTGATTATGCTAAGTTTTACAATCCTACGCTCTTTACAATTGAAGATACAAGTATGTCTAAACCTATATTTCAGGCTATACGTGCTGAGATGAGAAGAAGGAATGAATTTATTATTCCATTTAAAGAAGAGAAACCCGGAAATAGAATGAGCAAAAGAGATAGGATACAGGAAATACTTGCTCAAAGATTTGCTGTAGGTCAGGTACATATTAAGAAGATGCAGTACGATCTACATAGAGAAATAATGACATTCGGGCCAAGGATGGCCCATGATGATACAATAGATGCTTTAGCTTATGCATGTAAATATGCTCATCCTCCAACAGGATTACAAGAGTCAAGGGATGGATGGTATAAAAAGAAACCAGAAGCTAGAAGCTGGATAACAGCATGATTAAACTAATTATATTTTCTGCACTATTAAATCCCGAATTTTCGGAATTACAGGCTCAGAATCCCGAATTTTCGGAATTACGTATTGAAGCAGGCCGTAAGCGTGGAAAGGGGCAACGTGGCCGTAAGCGTGGAGGTAGTGGATTAAGATAGGATGGGTAAAAACGTGAAAGATATGATGGCGGAAATGTTAGCCGAATGGTTATTTAAAGATTTTGGAATTTTGATAGACGAACCTTCAGAGAAGGAAATAGCTGAGACCTTAGAAGAGCATGGGAAGGAAAAGGTGCTTGAAGATGGGGTTAAAAAGAGATGAGATGTTCCAAGCAACACGTGTGATAAACCTGCTAGTTGGACTATTGAATATATATTTATATAGTCAAGGAGGCGGGTATCATTTATTGGGGATAGCAATGCTCAATGTAGGGGCGTGGGCTTTTACACGAGGAGTTCATAAATGAATTGTGTTATGGAATCTATTATTTGGATTAATATTATTAGGAACTGTTAGGTATGGCGATTATATTACCGATGAGTGTCCGCAGGCGGGGTACGGCTGTCCAAAAATATGTGACGTGGATCACAAACACCTACCATTAAAGGAGTGCAAGAATGGCAAAACAGAACAAGAAAGTAGACCAGATTCGACAATTATACCACCTAGCAGACAGCTCAACGAGAAGACAGTGGCAGCAAATAAATCAAAAAGGATATGAGTTTGCTCATGATGAACAGCTAGCAGCTAATGAGAAGGATTCTCTAGAAGAACAGGGAATGCCTACTTTTACCATCAATCGGATACTTCCGGTTGTTGAGATGCTAAACTTCTATGCTACAGCTAATAATCCTAGATGGCAAGCTATAGGNGTAGAAGGTAGTGATACTGATGTGGCAGCAGTGCTTTCTGACTTAGCCGATTATGTCTGGCATAATTCTAATGGCTCTACACTTTACAATAATGCTGTTAATGATTCCGTAACTAAAGGTATAGGCTATCTCCTTGTTACTATAGATAAGGATGCTGATAATGGTATGGGTGAGGTTGTTATACAGCAACCAGAACCTTTTGATATCTTTATAGACCCTAAATCAAGAGATATGCTATTTCGTGATGCAGCCTTTGTTATGATTCGTAAGGTATTACCTAAGACCCACTTAATGAAGATATTCCCAGATCAGAAGCGTAAAATTGCTGCTTCAAGTAGTGATGATCAATCTCAGACTACATATTCAGCAAGATCTTTAGGTGATGGAGAACAGAAACTATTTACCTATAATGATGATACAGATTCCAATCTAGCTATAACTGCTGCAGGAGAACAAGACCAGTTGGTTGAGTTCTTTGAGGTATATGAAAAGATTAAAGTTTCTTATATAAATCTATTTTATCGTATACCACCTGATGAAGAACAGTTAAAGGCTATAAGGCAACAGGCTGATGTGCAGTTAAAAGAGATGCAGGCTGAGATGGAAGTGCAACTATTAGAGCAACAGCAACAAATGCAGGAAGCAGTTCAGACTGGCGATATGCTTCCAGAAAGATATGAGCTCGAAATGAAGAAAGCTCAGGAGATGATGGTACAGCAATTACAAGTAGCTGAACAAGAAATTATGAGCCAGCTACAGGCAGAAGCTTCTAAGATTGAGAATAAGATTATAACTGAAAAAGAGTTTAATATCTTAATGAAAGATCCTCAAATAGCAAAGAATGTTGTAGATAAGGTACAATTTTATTCTACTCGTGTAAAGCAGACTTGTTTGGCAGGCGATAAACTTTTATATGAACAAGTTTTACCCGATACTATTACAGAATATCCATTAGTTCCATTTCATTATAAATGGACAGGAACTCCATTTCCAATATCAGCTGTATCACCACTTATTGGTAAGCAGCAGGAAATAAATAAAGCACATCAGATTATGGTGCATAATGCTTCATTAGGTTCTAGCCTTCGGTGGATGTATGAAGAAGGCTCTATTGATGCTGAGATATGGGAGAAATACTCTTCCAGCCCTGGAGCTTTACTTCCTATTAGACCTGGAGTTGAAAGACCTACTCCAGTAATACCAGCACCTCTTGCAAGTGCTTTTTTCCAGATAGTTCAGGAAGGTAAGGGTGATATGGAGTATTTGGCTGGTATATATAGCTCTATGATGGGAGATAGCTCTCAAGCAGGAGAAACTTATCGTGGTATGTTGGCTTTAGACGAATATGGTACTAGACGTATAAAGCAATGGATGAGCACTTCTATTGAGCCTGCTTTACGTCAATTAGGGAATATGGTACTTCAGTTCTCACAATCTACATATTCAGCATATAAACGCTTTAGATTGATCCAACCTTCTGCTATACAAGAACAAAGAGAGCAGGAAGTGAATGTTCCTGTTTATAATGATATGGGAGAAGCTATTGGTAAATCAATGGATATATCTGAAGTTAAATATGATGTTCGTATTATTCAGGGCTCTACATTGCCTGTTAATAGATGGGCTTATCTTGAAGAATTAAAACAATTAATGCAATTAGGAGTTGTTGATGATATAGCAGTACTCGCTGAAACTGATATTAAAAATAAAGAAAATATTGTAAAAAGGAAATCATTATATGCACAGTTGTCGGGGCAAGTTGAACAGCTTAATGAGGCGATCAAGGATAAGGAGGGCACGATTGAAACCCTTGAAAGACA